CAATACTCTTTGGAAAGTAATTATCCATAATGGCCTCAAGTGGAACCAGATTCTCTATAGTCTCTCTGATGCACTTAGTGAAGCGGCGTGTGAGCTCCTCGCGGCGCTCTGTATGACTCTTCTCTTCAGTAATACAGTAAGGATCCTCATAGAGATCCCGGGCGCACTCGATAAATGATGTGTGGACAAAGACGTCGTTGCTCGGCAACTTTAAATTTATTTTCTTTGAAGATTTATCAATTCTGATGGCGCTGAGAATCTTCACGTGAATCACGAATACAGCGGCTATGAGCCGGGGAAACAAGGGGCAGGCCTTGAGGATGTTGGACACGTGTTCCTTGACCTTGACGTTGGACCACTCGCCCTTAATCTTACGGAGGTTCTGGCGGTAGTTTTCCAGAAACTTGCGATCCTTGGTCTCTTTTTTCGTGTCTTCCCAGATTGTCACGAGAACCTCGATGATTTCCGGGAGCATCGCATCTACGAGTTTCCTCGAGTAGCGTCTCTCTGCGTCATTGAGAACTTCCATTTAGTACTAGAATGTAACATGAAAATGTTTCAGCGTAAACGCGATATCTGCAAGCAACCCCATCAGGCTGAAGAGTAACAAAACTTTTTCTAAATTATTTTTATTTTTCTTTTCATGAAAATATTTCAGACTGAGGGCAAAGAAAGGGATTGCTAGGAGGTCACCTAGGTGGCTGACTTCCATTACTACTTACCACGGAGTTTTGCCGCCACCTTTTGCATGTTGGCCAGCCCGGAGAACAGATCATCTCCGGGCTCGGGACCGACCCAGCGGGTTGAACTCTCGTCCTTCGGTGCAGGTTTAGAGCCGATGGGTCGGTCCCACCTTACTATGTACTGACCCTGTTCCAGGCCCTGGCTGACCTGATAGCCAGCCAGAACCAACTGCCGACGCAGATACCACAGAGCCTCTTCATAGGGATACATGGGAAAGCCAAGGACCATAGGCGGAACCTGAAGGGTCACGGACTTTTCACGCCTCTCTGACGCAGCCTTTACTTTTTTAGAAAATTGTTCAAGAATATGTTTATAAGTATTCTTGCGGATAGAGTTTCGGGCTCTGTCTCGTTCAGCAACCTCATGGGCCGATATCATCACTAATAGGGTCCGTTAATTTAGCGAGTCAAGGTCTACGCAGCTATGTGGGTCGTCCCTGGGAGTTCACGTGTTTGCTGCAGGGCCTGATTCAATTGAAGCAGCAGGGAAGCATTCACATCAGAATAAGGCTGATATTTGTCTTGCTGGAAGGCTTGGAAAGGACCCATTGGACTGGGCGAACTTGTGGATGTCTGCTTGATGATGTTTACCAGGCCGTCAGGGGCGACCGTTGCCGTGACGTCATATTGGGTTCCGAAAAAGCCCCGAGTATCTAGAAACATAAAACGGGCATTATACTCTGTGCCACCCTGAGGTCTGTTCACGGGATTCACAAAGACTGTGTTGATGGGCTGGAGCCACGGGGAACCAGCCTGAATTTTTTCAATCAAAGTCTGAATTATACTTCTAGGAACAACAGTCTGTGAAGCGTATCCTGAAGCCGTGACGGAAGATGTGCTCCAGAAGGCCCAGGCGGTCGCCAAGGCGACAAGGCCAAGAATTGCCACATCCGCCTTCATGTGTTAATAGAGCCTTTTAAAAAAAATTTAAAAATATTAATGGCGCTATTGGTATTCAGCGACAAGTGCCAATATTCTTTTGAAATTGTAAATTTTATCAAAGCCAACCCCGCTCTTGGACAAATGATCCGTTTCCACAACGTGACGACTCATGGCCGACCCACAAACCAGAACATCAAGAGGGTCCCGACTCTCGTGACTTCAGAGGGCAATATTCTAGTAGGTGCAGAAGTCAGGAACTGGCTAGAGTCCATGATTCCGAATGAAATAGAACACTGGGCCCCAGGTGGTATTTTGACGGCATCACTCGATGATGGTGACGGCGGTCCTGACATGTTTAATCTTGAATCGTATGGAATGACCATGCAACCCATGCTCACACCAGAACTCAAGGCCAAGATGAGTCAAGACGTCAAGAACGCGTCATATTCAACTTAAAAGAGAGGACCCTTTCCATATAAGGATGCATTTACGCACTATTCAGGCTAGTGCTATTAAAGGAATATTTGAGGTCCTGAAGGATATTATAAATGATGTAAATGTGTACTTTGGTCCAGACGGTCTGAAGATTCTGACTCTCGACACGGCCCGTGTTACTCTTGTCCATATGACACTTGCTGCTTCCAACTTTGAGGAGTATTCTTGTTCGGCTGATATTATTGCTGGCCTGAATATGGCCAACACTTTCAAGCTTCTAAAGTCAGTCGGTCCGACTGATACCCTTACTATGAACATCGACGGGACTGAAATTTTAGAGTGTATTATTGAAAATACGGCCAAAAAGTCCAAGACTACATTTAGTCTCAAATTGCTTGACATTAATGAAGATATCCTTGACGTCCCAGATGTTACTATGGATGTCATCACGACTTTACCAAGCGTAGACTTTCAGAGGATTGCTCGCGACATGGGGAATCTCGCTAAAGACATGGACATCTGGAGAGATGGATCATTCCTTGAGCTCTCATGCGAGGGAGACTTTGCAAATCAGAAGACGGTCCTTGAGTTTCCAGATTCTTATCCTAATAGGATTGGGGCAACTTACAACCTCAAGTACATAAATATGTTCACGAAAGCTACGGGCCTATGCTCGTCGGTCCAGCTCATGCAGGACTCTTCAGACGAAAATATGCCAATAGTTTTCCGTTATGGAATTGCAAACTTGGGTGATGTAAAGTTCTACTTGGCTCCACGAGTAGACGAGTCTTAAACATTTAAATATCTTAAAGTCTAATGGAAGCCAGATTTAATGAAAAGGTGCGTGAGTTTCAGGCCCGAATAGATTCAGAAACAGATATCAGACAAAAGGATAAGATCAGGGATGAAATGTATGAATACACCGCCTTGAGCGCACCATTTATTCGGGAGTATCATCACGGGGAGTCTACAGGTCAGACGAGTACCAAGACGGTTGCAGGAGTTCAAATTAGTTCAAGAAAGGGTGTCCAAAGACAGGACATCTTCAACGCGTACCTTGTGCATGTCGAGGGTCAACCAGATTCTGGCGCCAAGCCCAGGTGCGCCGTTCCAGACATGTCGTGTCATGTGTGTGGGGCCAAGTTTTCCAAGTTTTTAGAAGAAGCCCTAAGTGAAGAGATTTGCAGGGAGTGTGGGGCTAGTGAGTTCCTCTTGGGTGAAGAGGTTGGCTTCAAGGAGGAGCAAGAAATGGAAAAGACTATAGTCTATTCTTACAAGCGTGAGAATCACTTTAATGAGTGGGTGAGTCAGTTCCAGGCCAAGGAGTCGACGAGCGTACCTCCTGAGGTCATCGAAGAACTCCGCCTAGAGTTTAAGAAACAAAAGGTTAAGGATCTTTCAGAAATTACTCATGAGAAAGTCAAGGCCCTACTCAAGAAACTAGGACGGTCTCGCTTCTACGAACATGTGCCTTATATAACGACGATTCTCAACGGGATACAACCTCCAACTATGAGTGCGACTCTGGAAGCTCGCCTCAGACTCATGTTTCATCAGATACAGAAGCCCTTTGAGAAACATCGGCCAAAAGACCGAAAAAACTTTTTGTCTTATAGTTATTGTCTCTATAAAATGTGTGAATTACTCGAGTGTGACGAATATCTTCCATGTTTTCCGCTCCTCAAGTCGAAAGAGAAGCTCTATAAACAGGATGATATATGGAAGGGGATATGTGAGGAATTGCGCTGGCAGTTCTTCAAGACAATATAATTTTGAAGCCAGAACCAAAGGAATTTAATGAGACCGCTTTCTCTTTCCAAGAGCCATGAGGTTCTTCGCCCCTTGGCGCATCGTCCTAGATGGCCGACGAGCACTCGCCGCCACCTTGGCCGCTTTGGCCGCCACGCTATTGGCCTTGTGTGCCATCTTCAGGTACTCCTGCTTCTCCTTGAGAGTCAGGGGTGCGTTAGATTTGCGAACTTTGCTAATGAGACCCTTTACGCGGGTCTCCTCAGCTTTTACCGCTTGGCGCTTTTTGTAAGACATGTGTGCCCTTTTGAGTCGGCTGCCTGCCGTTCGCATGAGGGCAGCGCTCCGTCCCAGAGCCCCTACGACGGCCGTGGAGGCTCGCCGAGCCACGGATGCTAGTGCCGCCGCTCCCGCCTTGACCGTCTTGATTCCGTGACCTATTGCGTTTTGTACACGCACGACAATTCCAAAAACCTGGCGGACCTTGGCCTGTCCAGAGCGATACATGGCTGCAATGACCCGTGCGGATAGTCGGAGGAAAACCTTGGCAGTTGCTGTCGACATCTTGACACCCACCTTGGCGACAACCAAGAGGGACTTGGCGGCCGCAACCACAACAGGTCCGAAAATGCGCGCACCCTTTTCAACAATATGCAGGCACAATAGAACCATGAATGTATAAAATCCAAATTTGGCATAGGGTGTTGCACGTGCAATAAATCCAGCAATCTCCCTGCCCATCTCACCAGCCATTCCAACAAGAGCCGCGCCTGTTGCTGCGTCGAGTCCCGCGGTAGGGACCTGAACCGTCACTTGAGGGGCGCCCGGACCCATAAGCCCGCCCCTGGCTGCACCAAGGACGGTCTGAGCTACGCCGTGTCCGAACGCGGCTGCGGTCGCGAGCCGACCCGCACCATCTGGTGCGATCATAGCCATTTTACTTTTTAACAACTTTATATTTTGGATCCGTCTTGAAACGGCTGGCAAACTTTGCGCGAATAAACTTTGCATCTTGCTTGTAGATGCGACTGGCCCGAGGCAGGTGGCCCTTGGTCAGCGTGCTGATGGCCACGAGCCTCCGCACCACGGCCCGGGGTTCCTCCTTGCCCATGGTAACTGCCTTGCTCAGAGCCTTGTGACGGTCTTTGGTAGCTTCTACTGGGTGGTATCCGTAGCGGGTAAGCATTCCTTTCTTAAGGGGTCCTATACGACGCAGGGGCTGTCCGGCCGTCCCCACATCATAAGCCGGTACTGCCTTGACGCGCGTCTTGCTTGCCTTCCGGATATAAGAGTACGCCTTCCGACCCTTGCTCGCCTTGACGTAGATCCGCTTCGAGCCGTTCTTCCGTACGTGTCCAGACCGGATGGTGTGCTGCATTTAATAGAGGCACAGATTTTTGTCCGTCACAGAAGAGCCTTAGGCGATCTGCACCAAAATCAAATATATCAATTTTAGAAGTATCAAAATGATAGGACTGGATGGGGAACTTGTGACGCAGTCGGAGCGCAGAACTGAAAAGATTCATGACAAAAGTTGAAAGATTTTTTGTTTGTTTTGGAGGTGCTGGGCAAGTCTGAAGGGCGAGAGTATCACCTGGACTCTCTCCTATAAAGGGCATCGCCGGAATCTCCTCTTGAACTCCGCCATCTACATAACGCCATGGACCTATCATCACGGTCGAAAAGAGAAGAGGGACCGCTATTGACGCACTAACAACATCCAATATAGACTGATCTGGATGAGACTTCCATGA